GTGCCCAAAAAGATCATTTTTCAGGGTAAAGCATTGTCTGATGAGAATGTCTACCATATGAAACGTGAACTCGGTGACATTATGTGGTACTGGGTAAATGCATGTCGTGCATTGAATCTTGATCCTAATGAAGTAATTGCAGAGAATGTACGCAAACTAGAGTCACGCTATCCAGGTGGCAAGTTTGACGCACACTATTCTGAAAATCGTAAAGACGGCGACTTGTAATGGGTCTGGGTCCGCCTAGTTGTGATACATGCGGGGTGTGGCTAACGCTACATCCTCCCTTTGTCAAAGAACAATCATGGCGGTGCCCCGTATGTGAGAAAGATTCACCCGATGGGTATACTCACTTGCAGACCAATGCATCAAAAGTATATGAGTATGATGAAGTGCCCTTTTTGAGATTTATGAAGGGCAAATCTCCTAATCCATAAGTTACCTGATAAATAGTATTATTAGGTAACACTTATGTCAACATATCCAACCGCCAGTCCTCTTTCTACCCCTTCAGGGTTAACATTAGATGAATTAAAAGAGGGTCTCTTTACTAATCTTAGATATCGTCTTGGTGACGGGATGATTGATATTGAATTGGATCCTCAACATTACGAAGCTGCGTACAATTACGCTATCAAGGTTTATCGTCAAAGGGCACAAGCTGCGACTGAAGAATCTTATATTCTAATGACTATTGAAAAGAATGTAGATACTTACACTTTACCTGCTGAATTTATTAATGTCAGAAGTATTTTCCGTAGAACGATTGGACTAGAGACTGGTCCATCTAGTAGTAGTTTTGATCCGTTCTCTAGTGCTATTTTAAATACCTATTTGCTTAACTATAACTATGCAGGTGGTATGGCAACATATGACTTTTATGCAGGTTATGTTGAGTTAGCAGCAAGAATGTTTGGTGGTTATGTAACATATACATTTAACCCAGTGTCCAAAGTATTGCGTATAGTGCGTGATCCAAAAGGATCGGGTGAGCGTGTATTGATATGGGCTGATGTACAGAAGACAGAAGTAATATTACTACAAGATCCAGGTGCTGGAGTATGGATTGGTGATTTTATCTTATCACAACTAAAGATTATGATCGGTGAAGCCCGTGAGAAATTCGGAACTATCGCTGGTCCAGGTGGCGGTACTACTTTGAACGGTACTGCTATGAAAGCAGAAGGTAAAGCAGCAATGGAATTACTCATTGAAGATTTGAAGAAGTATGTAGATTTTTCACAGCCCCTGACCTGGGTCCAAGGCTAAATGAACCTGTATTTGAGTATAAGTTTAACCTAAATACTTTATATTGTCTTGTTTCTGTAATATAATAAGTACTTAGGAGCATTTCAAATATGATTTTGGGCATCACGGGGCTAATCGGATCAGGCAAAGACACCATTGCAGATTATCTTACTACACATCATGGATTCAAACGAATTAGTTTTGCTGCTAGTCTCAAAGATTCAGTAGCAGCAATCTTTGATTGGGATCGAGAATCACTAGAAGGTACAACAAAAGCCAGTAGAGTATGGCGTGAACAAAAAGACGAGTGGTGGAGTAATCGTTTAAAAATGGATATTACTCCAAGATGGATTCTACAGTACTGGGGCACAGATGTATGTCGCAACCACTTTCATAATGATATTTGGGTAGCAAGTGTGGAACATAGGCTATTGAATTCCAAAGAAGATATTGTAATTACAGATTGCAGGTTTTCTAATGAAGTTGCTGCTATCAAAAATGCAGGAGGGGTAGCAATTAGAGTGCAGCGCGGCCTTAATCCCGAATGGTATGATTCTGCGATATCATATAATAGAGGTCCAAATGGGAATTCATCTTGGGCATTAAGCAAGATGAAATTAGATAATATGAAAATTCATGCTAGTGAATATAGTAGTATAGGATTAAAGTACAATTATATTATTGAAAACAACGGTACAATTGATGAGTTACATAATAAAATGTACGAGATACTCAATAGGCAATCTGAAGGTCTCCGCGCTGCCATGTAACCTCTTTCTTTTTTACCACTTCTACGCAGTTTAAACATATACTACGTAAATTAGTATGTTCTATATGTTCTAAGTTTCCGTCAACATGAAACACTGTTATTTGTGTAATAAATAAACTCTTAAAGCCACATAAATCACATGTGGCTTTTTTCTTATAACCACTCTTAGTCCAATTGGCTTTATGTGGTTTTTGCTTCTGCTTCTTTCTACCACATTCGTCGCATATGCTTCGGTAATGTGTAACACCATCACGTTTATAGTTTATTGCTGCGTGATTCTTGTTACATGTATTACAGATTGGACGTTGATTTAACATACTATATTTAGTTGTTTCCAACCTTCAAAGGTACGGTAATCCCATCTTTTTTTCATTTATTCATAAATAATAGTATGCAATTAGGTTGTAAACCTCAAAATTTTACTAAAGGAAAAATAAAATGGCATTAACATCACCAGGCGTAGAAGTCACAATCATTGACCAAAGTCAATATTTACCAGCTCCAGGCGCATCTGTACCGCTTGTAGTTTTCGCAACCGCACAGAATAAAGCAAATCCGTCTGGAACCGGTGTAGCAGCCGGTACTACTGCGGCAAATGCAGGTAAATTATATCAAATCACAAGTCAAAAAGATTTAGCTGATTTCTATGGTGTACCGTTCTTCTATACAACAACTGCAGGAACACCAATCCAAGGGTACGAATTAAACGAGTACGGGCTATTAGCTGCTTATTCAGCATTAGGGACTACCAATCGGGTATATACATTACGTGCTGATATTGATTTAGCATCACTAGTAGGTTCAGTTGGTCGTCCTTCAGGTGATCCATTAAATGGTGCATATTGGTTAGATACTACTACCACTACATGGGGTATCTTCCAGTTTAATGCAACAACCGGACAATTTTCAGCAATCACTCCAATTGTTATAACAGATCAGGCATATTTAACTTCCGGTACCCCTATTGATAGTTTAGGTAATATTGGTGATTATGCAATTAATGCTACTGTTCAAGCTGATGAAGCATATCAACAATATTATTACAAAACTAGTGCTAATACTTGGACAGTATTGGGAAACCAGTTTTGGCAAAGGGAATGGCCAACTGTTCAAGGTACAAATTCTAACCCTACACTAACTGCCGGTGACACTTTAATTATTAATTTAAGTGGGGTGTGGTCTACTACAATTACAGTTCCTGTATCCCCTAATAATAATGTTACAGGTGTTCAAAATGTTATCAATACACTGGGATATGCCTATATTACTGCATCTGTAGTATCAGGTAAATTAGTAATATATTCTTCTCAACCCTCATCAACTACTGGTAATAAATATCTTGGTATCTCTGGTACCGGAACAGCGTTAGCTGATATAGGACTAACTGCACAAAATTACTATCAACCTCAAGTTGTATATGGTACTTCGGCAGAAATGCCGTTGTGGTCAAGTAGTCAAACATATCCTCATCCAACTGGCTCAGTATGGATTAAAGCTAGTAGTGCAGGTCTTGGCTTGACCCCGGTTGTTTCTGAATATAATTCCGTTACTGGGTCTTTTGTTGCAAAAAATGTAACATTGGCTACAAGTGGCTGGGAAGCCGCTGCAACTATTGACGCTACCGGCGGAAAAGCTATTCCGGTAGGTACTGTCTACGCACAATATGATGCTGACTCGCCTTTTATGAACAAAACAGATCCTATATATTTATGGGAAAGAGCAGCAACAGGTCCAACTGTAGCAACCGGCACTGAGACAGATTTCACAATAGGGTTACCATATACTTTGTCAACCGCAAGTATTTTTGTTCAAACTAGTATACCAAATAGTGATCAATTGTCAAGTCAATATACTGTTACTATTCCTGATAATTGCACTCCGTTACAATTTGTAACTGCTTGGTTAGCTACTGCTATTCCTTATACAAATGCATTGTTAACTACTGACGGTGCTGTTCAATTAGTACATACCGAAGGTGGCGAAATTGTAATGAATGATTTTATATTAACAGCTGGAGCTAACCAAGGGTTTTCTGCTACTATACTATCACAAGCTGGCTTTGTTGAGCCGGATACTCCGTTTGTTCAATACGGTGGGGCATTATCAAGCTCCGTTACAAATTTTTCTGGTATAGCTACTACCGGTGGAAGTGGATCAGGATTGACTATACAAGCATCTATTCAAAGTCACGGTATATATTCTCTAACAGGGACCGGCGTAACTGCCGGTGGAACAGGATATGCAGTAGGTAATACTATAACTGTTAGTGGAGCATTACTAGGCGGGGCAGCTACTACAAATAATTTAGTATTAGAAGTTGTTTCAGTGAGTGGCGGGGTTGTTACAGCACTTACTGTAGTCAGTGGCACGGCTGTCACACTATTATCTACTCAAGTTAGTAACTGGGTTCCATTAGTGTTTACTGCAAATGAAGGTGCTCCGGTAGCAGCTCCAGCTAATGGTACAAATTGGTTCTGGAGTGTGATAGATCAAGTTGATATTATGGTTCAATCTGGTGGACAGTGGAATGGTTATCGCAACATAAATTACGATACTACCGGTTTCCCAACCCCAACCGGCACTAATGCAACTGATCCAAACGGTCCTATAATTTCTGCAACTGCACCAACAACTCAAAGTGATGGTTCAACTGCATTAGCATACGGTGACTTGTGGATTGATACAAGTGATTTGGAAATATATCCAATTATCAGTCGTTGGGAATATGATACTGTGAGCTTGACAGACATGTGGGTATTGTTAGACAACGCCGATCAAACAAGCAGTAAGGGTGTATTATTTGCTGATGCACGTTGGGCAACTAATGACAACACCAATGTAGTTGATGATCCTATCCCAAGTATCGTTAGCTTATTGTCTAGTGAT